CGGACTTCACGCAGGACAATTGAAAAGCTACATTCAGCTTTGCCTTGCACTTTCCGAAATGGCAAAGGAACTGAAAACAGCAAGTCCAAAACCACAGCAAACGGAAAATCCAAAATTTGCAATGCGAACATGGCTGATTCGATTGGGACTGGTTGGCGAAGAGTTCTCCACAGCAAGAAGTTTTCTTACCAAGAACCTTGACGGAGATGCGGCTTTCAGATATGGCAGAGCCTGAAAAGGCTCGCACCTCAAAGGCAACGGGTGGCAACACAGCCGCCCACGTTGCTTTTGTGGATAGTTTTCCAACCAAATAAATCAAGCCAAACAATCCCGCACAGCCCCTGATTTTACAAAGTATAATCTGAACAAATACCACACAAGAAAAGGCACAGATATTTTGTAGATTTAGCGGGTTGCATTTACTCCGAAAAAGAGTTAATATGTGACTACCGCAAAGCGGAATCTACAAAAAGGAGATTTGAAATGAAAAGATATTATATTGCCTACGGTTCAAACCTCAATGTCCGTCAGATGAAATTCAGATGCCCCACAGCAAAAATCGTTGGAACGGCGGTTATCGGGGATTATGAACTTCTCTACAAAGGCAGCAAAACAGGCTCTTACCTTACCATTGAAAAAAAGAAAGGCTCAGTTGTTCCGGTTGCAGTCTGGGAAGTGACTGCCGCCGATGAACACAACCTTGATATTTACGAGGGCTATCCTAATTTCTACTACAAGAAAAATATGAAAATCAGACTTTCCGAAACCGGAAAAATGATTGATGCTTTTGTGTATATCATGCATGAAGAACGCAGGTTTGGGATTCCAACTTCTGCATATGTCAGCACCTGCAAATTCGGATACACCATTTTCGGATTTGATTTCAAGTACCTTGATGAAGCCTATGAAAAAAGTCTGAAAGGAGTTGCCAACAATGAAAAATGAAACCCCGACTGAAAGAACCTGCCCGAAATGCGGATGTGTTTATACTGAAGTTCCTGCACTTTCCAGAACTGATAATGAAACACTGATTTGCCCCGATTGCGGAATCCGTGAGGCTCTCGAAAGCATTGGTATTTCCAAAGAAGAACAGGAAAAAATCATCAGCATTATTCACCGTAACACAGCAGAATAAGACAATGCAAGCCGCCACGTTTGGCTGTGTGGCAATTCAGGGATTTCCTCCGTAAATTATCCCATTTGAAGCAAAGCCCCACACAAGCCGACAAGGTGGCTTTGTGTTGCTGTCATATTCTACACAATAATCTCCTCTGATTTCAGCGTTATGTTTGTTACATTTATTATCGCAGATACCGTTGACTATCAGCCTGAGATGCGGTAATATACAACACAACGGAACGGGAAACCGACCGAAAACCACGAAATTTGGAGGAAAACACCATGAACGAACAGATTAAAAACTACTTCGAAAACCTCAGAATAAATTCTGAGAACGATGCAACCAAGTTGAGCCGGGGAACACTTGAAGCCTACTGGACTTACGAATTCAACCTCAATCACAACAGCAGCGAATTTGAATGCAATGAGCTCCCTTGGACAACAGACATGAGCGACTTTGTTAAGACGATGAGAGAAGCGGGAGTTGAAACCATAGCGGTTACAGAAACAAGCACAGCACTTCTTGAAAATCTGCATAAACTTGACGCACAGGGATGCAGCATTGATGGACTTTGCACGATAATCAGACCGGACATCTGGGGCAATGCAAAGGAATACCCTGCAATTCGCATCAGACTGAACTAAAAACCAAAGAGCCAAGGGGCAGAACAAACTGCCCCGCAGACGGCTCAGAAAGGAAACCCATATGAAAGTACTGATTGTTGAACCAAGAAAACATCCAAGAGAAGCTGAAATTGACGGCAGTCTGGAATCCATGCAGAAAACGGTTGGCGGGTATCTGCAAGCGATATACCCTTTTGAAGATGAAATTGCACTTGTTTGTGATGACGAATCAAAGCTGAAATCCGATACGGAGTGGAACAGAATGCTTCCTGAAACAGGTGACATCATCAAAGGCACATTTTTTATCGCAGGTCTTGGAGCAGAAGATTTCACAGATCTTTCTCCTGAATTTATGGAAAAATACAAACAGCGATTTTGGAACATTGAACTTTTCATTCCTACGCCAAACGGTCTGATGCCGATTGTAATCAGGGACTGACAGCACGCACGTTCGCCTGTAACGGCAAGTAAAACCGATTCCGAATACCTTTCCAATTTGAAAAGCAACGCCACAAACGCAAACGTGGCGGCTGCTTTTTTGCTGTCATAATCTACACAATACAGGGGTGATTTTCAGACTGTATATTCTGGCAGTTTAGCCGCTTGCTATGTGTCCAAAGGTATGGTAATATACAGTTACCGAAAGGGAAAACAACCAAAAAACCACGAAATACGGAGGAAAACACAATGGTATCATACGGAATCGCAAAGGCAAGAGCAATGGCAAACAGAACGGACTGGAACGAAAGAACCGAAATCACAAAGGCGGTCATCACTTGGTTTGATGAGGATTACGAATACGACCTTGAAATTGAAAATGAGGACAGAATGGACGATGAAGAGTTCACAGCATGGGTTGAGGAAAACGCAGAAGACCTTGCTAAGGCAGATTCAGAAGCAAATGAAACGATTTTTGAGGGCATTGACAGAATCGACTTCAAGGAGGACTACATTGATGACGATGCCCTTTTCGATGAGGAGTACGAAAACGCCTGCGAATTTGAATGGGAATGCATGACAGGCAGATAAGCCTTCCTTTCAACCCCCACAAACCACAGCCTTGGAAACAGGGCTGTGTGGCTCGTACCGAAGAAATATAGTACACAAAATAGCCCTGCAATGTTTGTGCAGTATATTTCTCCGAATACCGTTGACTATGTTCCTGAAATGCGGTAATATACAGTTACCGCGAGGGAAAAACAATAAAACGGAGGAATACACAATGGCAAAAACATGGAAAGTAAAAGCGTTGACGGTAACAGGAACAGCAACCGAAAGGATGGAAAATGGGATTCACATTTACGACCCCGGCAAACAGGAATGGCTGGTGATCAAAGAGTTTGATGACTTTGAAAAAGCCGAAAACTGGATGGCGGATTACATCAGGAAAAACCACTTCTACTACGGCGATTTCAAAATCACACGGTAAGCTTTCCTGCACGTTCCAAACAGCCCCTGAATCAAGGGGCTGTGGCTCGTACAGCCGCCGTGTTGCCCCTGTCTGGCATAGTTTTATTTCCTCCGAGTGGTTTTCCCTTTCTCACAAATGCCCCACACAGGGCAACGTGGGGCTTGCTTTTTTGGTTGGTATCATACACAATTTTCTGCCTTCATCTTTGTGCAGAATATGCCGGAAATTTCGTTGACTTCTCTCTGCAGTTATGGTAATATACATCATGCCGAAAGGCAAAAACAACGAAAACTGGAGGAAAAAACAATGTGGACAGAAGGAACAATTCAGGTAGGAACAAGCATTTTTCACTACTGGGTGAAACATTACGAGGAGCCTTCTACTTTTGGATATGAGGAAGGCAGAGCCTCGAAAATCTCCCTGCGACGGAATGGCAAAACGGTGTTCAATTTCGACCGGGGCATGGATATTCCGCCGGAGGATGAGGAAACTGAAACTGCACTGGCGATCCTGCTGAAACAGTACAACTGATTTTTCCAAAATTGAATCCCATAAGCCGGAGCCAAAAGGCTCTGGTGGTCGTACATCTGATTTTTGTTCGTGTATGATACACAAGAAACCATAGAAATTTCGGCGTTTTTTCTGTTCATTTAGCCGCTTGCTATCCTTGAATTTGTATGGTAATATGGTTACAATGGGAATGGAATCTCGATTACAAAACTGCCCCTTGAGGGCGTTAAAATAAATGATGCAGACTTGCTTTTTGGCAGGTCTTTTTTGTTGGGGGGTGAGAACAATGGCAAGATTTAAACCGACCCGTTTTATGGCGGAGGATTCCAAGTATAACAAAAAGGCAGCGGACTATGCCGTCTCCTTTATTGAATGCCTCAGCCATACCAAAGGCACCTGGGCAGGAAAGAAATTTGAACTACTGGACTGGCAGGAGCAAATTATCCGTGATTTGTTCGGCATTCTGAAACCGAATGGCTATCGTCAGTTTAACACGGCTTACATTGAGATTCCTAAGAAAAATGGAAAGTCAGAACTTGCCGCAGCGGTTGCCTTGCTGCTCACCTGTGGTGATGGAGAACAGCGAGCGGAGGTCTATGGTTGTGCCGCAGACCGACAGCAAGCCTCGATTGTTTTTGACGTTGCCGCAGATATGGTTCGTATGTGTCCAGCTTTGATGAAAAGAGTCCGGATACTTACTGCACAAAAAAGAATTGTATACACACCAACAAACAGCTTTTATCAGGTACTTTCCGCTGAAGCTTATTCCAAACATGGCTTCAACATCCATGGGGTCGTGTTCGATGAACTTCACACGCAGCCGAACCGAAAGCTGTTTGATGTTATGACCAAAGGCTCCGGTGATGCGAGAATGCAGCCTTTGTATTTCTTGATCACCACAGCCGGAACAGATACAAATTCTATTTGCTATGAAGTACACCAAAAGGCAAAGGATATTCTTGATGGCAGAAAACATGATCCGACATTTTATCCTGTCATTTATGGTGCAGATGAATCGGAGGACTGGACTGACCCAAAGGTCTGGAAGAAGGCAAATCCAAGCCTTGATAAAACTATCGGTATGGATAAGGTGGTGGCTGCGTGTAACTCTGCAAAGGAAACACCGGGCGAGGAAAATGCGTTTCGACAACTGCGTCTGAATCAGTGGGTAAAACAGGCAGTGCGTTGGATGCCGATGGAGAAGTGGGACAAATGCAAGGTGTCTTTTGATGAATCTGAACTGGAAGGAAGAATTTGCTACGGTGGACTCGACCTTTCCAGCACAACGGATATTACAGCATTTGTTTTGGTGTTTCCGCCGACCGATGAAGATGAGCATTATTACATTTTGCCTTACTTCTGGCTGCCGGAAGAAACATTGCCACTCAGAGTTAGGCGTGACCATGTCCCATATGATATTTGGGAACGGCAGGGATACCTGAAAACAACTGAGGGGAATGTTGTCCATTATGGTTTTATCGAAAACTTCATCGATGAACTGGGACAGAAATTCCACATCAAAGAGATAGCATTCGATAGATGGGGTGCGGTGCAGATGTCACAGAATCTGGAGGGACTTGGCTTCACGATGGTTCAGTTCGGACAGGGTTACAAAGATATGAGCCCGCCGACCAAGGAATTGATGAAGCTTACTCTGGAACAGACACTTGCACACAACGGACATCCTGTTTTGAGGTGGATGATGGACAACATCTTCATTCGCCGTGACCCTGCCGGAAACATCAAGCCGGACAAAGAAAAATCCACAGAGAAAATTGACGGTGCGGTTGCCATGATCATGGCTCTTGACCGTGCGATTCGTTGTGGATGTGTGTCTGATGATTCCATTTATGATTTGAGGGATATGTTGGTGTTGTAATTGGAGCGACAAACTGGAAGTTGTAAGTGATTTAAAGGAAAATTTGGTTTTAATCAATGCGGTAAACCCAGGATTTATTCTTCAAAACTTTTTGGGTCTAACAGATAAGCTATATCATCTTGAAATTTTAGTGGTATTCTGTTTCTCTTTTCTTCAATAAGTGGAAATGGTGGTAACTCATAGCTCATCAGTAATTCTATTGCATCTTCTATTACATCATCTTCATTTGGTTCAGTAATCACTGTTTGTAACAATAACACTAAATCATCATGAATATCACTTATATCCTGCTGATAATATGGATCCATAAACCAATCTAAACAAAAAAGCATACTGAGTTTTCTTTGGGTATCATCTCCAAGTAATACCTTTGCAATTTCACATATTCCTTTTCTGACAATATCTCTATCTTTGTCTGTATATGTAACAAATCTGCCATTCTCCATAATTATACTCCCCAATTGAAATTACTGGATTATAATTTTTTAATTATTCAAATTCTTTTTTTACTCACTTAAGTCCCAATTTAAACCAGTTCGTCAGTCGAGTAGACCTACACCTTACAATATAAGCCCCTCACAGAACCGTACGTGCAGTTTTCCCGCATACGGCTCTTCATAATAAAATTCGCATCAACAGAACAAGCTGTAATAGATTTTAGGGTTGACAAGTTTGTAGTATTTCATCATTTCTATGAAACCTTCCCTTGTATAGCTTTTCTTTTCACTTCTCCTGTTTAATACTTTGTACAGCAATTCTCTGACCTGCTGTTTGTAATTACTTATCATTCTGCTGTTAAAGCTGATACCATAGTATCTGTAATGTCCTACAAGCTTGACATTCAGCATATACATAAGTTTTCCAAGCTTTTGCTCCTTGTTGTTATACAGCCATATTTTGATTTCTTTGACTTTCTGACGGAATTTCTTACTGCTGGTCTTGGGCATTATCCATGGGTTACCTTTGGTTGTTCTGCCACAGTAAAATGTAAAACCAAGAAAATCGAACGTCCCAAGTCGTGTGGATTCTCCCCGTTTTGCTTTTAAACTTGCAAGATAGCGTCCGCTTTCAACTATTCGACTTTTGTTTTCTTCCAGTTCAAGCCCAAACTTTGCCATTCGGCTTCTGAGCTGCTCATAAAACCTTTCGGCTTCCCACGGGTATTGAAATCCTGCTATGAAGTCATCAGCATATACTACAAGGAAACATTCACCTTTACACTCTTTGGCAATAATATATTGAAACCATAACGTCAAAACATTGTGCATATAGATATTTGCAAGCACTGGACTGATAATATTTCCCTGTGCTGTTCCTTCATCACTTTTAACGAGTTGTCCGTTATCTATGATACCTGCTTTCAGGTATTTCTTCACCAGACGTAGAATATTCTTGTCTTTGATGTAGTAATTCAGGAATTTCAATACCCATTCATGTTTCATATGGTCGAAAAATCCCTTGATGTCGGCATCTACTACCCTTGTTATTTTTCCAATATTGATACGGTCATATAACTCTTTCACTGCCGTATGACATCTTCTGTTTGCTCTAAAACCGTGCATACAGTTCAGAAACTTCGGTTCATATATCGCTTCAAGTATCTTTTTCAGCGCTAACTGCACAATTTTATCTTCATAGCACGCTATTCCAAGCGGTCGCATTTTGCCGTTACTCTTTGGAATATATACTCTCAGCGATGGCATTGGTTTGTAGGATTTACGTTTTAGTCTGTCTACAAGGTTCTCAATATTACCTTCAAGATTTTCACTGTACTCTCTTTTCGTTATTTCATCTATGCCTACTGCTTTATTGCCATCAGCTTCTTTGTGGCATTGCATCAGCAATTCTTTGTTGATTAGATGATACAGCGATGTAAATTCAGGTCTTTTGGTGTTTGCTGATTTCGATGCTATTCTTTCTAATTTTGTTTCCATTAGTTCCTCCGTCCCTGAGTACGGCCAATGTGTCCTCAGAAAGACCTTTATTATGCAGCTCCCTTCCCTCTGTCGGCATTACACGACTTCCCTGGTACTATGAAGCTGTCCGACTGCCTGTAATCCGTTTGCCCTTCTCCCTTTTATAGTTGTCGGACATACCACTTATACATTACTTCCTTTCGGCTGATATGGAGACCACAGGCTCTCCCCAGTTGACTGGATAATCTCTATGTGAAGCGTGATTGGCTCTTTGACCCCGCAGAGGTGTACATAATCTCACCATAACGATTTGTACATATTGCTTTCCGCCGAAATTAAAGCGTCAGCCCTCCGAATAGCAAAATTTCGAGGCTCTATCACCTTGTAACCCCACTTCCTCGCTGTCTACGCTTTACTATATCCATTACTGCATACAGCACAAGACTCGCTAACGGTGGTTGGTTAGTCCTTTCCGTACAGGCTTCTCACCTGTTAGACTACCCGCCCTTCGTCTGGGCGCACAATTCCGATTTGTAAGGCAAATGCCCCACATTTAGTTTCACATATTATACCACACTCATATACGAAAAGTCAAGAAAGGACGTGATTTCATGGGGATTTTCAGCGGGCTCTTTAAGTCCAGAGATAAGCCTCAAAACAGCTATGACAGCCCGTCATACACATATTTTTTTGGCAGAAGCAATGCAGGAAAAAGAGTCACCGACAGAACAGCCCTACAGCATATCGCAGTTTATGCTTGCGTGCGGGTTCTGTCAGAAGCCATTGCTCAGCTGCCATTACACGTTTACCAATATACCGAAAACGGAAAAGAGCGAGTGCCACAGCACCCGCTTTACTTTTTACTCCACGACCAGCCAAATCCAGAAATGACTTCTTTTGTTTTCAGGGAAACGCTAATGTCCCATCTGCTGATTTACGGCAATGCCTATGCACAGATTATCCGAAATGGCAGAGGTGATGTTTTGGGACTGTATCCTCTGATGCCAGATAAGATAAAAGTTGACCGTGATGAGAAAAACCGTCTGATATACATTTACAGCCGTTATGATGAAGCAAATCCGAACTTGAAAGAACAAGGCGATATCGTTCTTTACGCTGATGAAGTTCTCCATATTCCGGGACTTGGATATGATGGTCTGGTGGGATATTCGCCGATTGCACTTGCGAAAAATGCAATCGGTATTTCTATCGCCTGTGAGGATTATGGGGCATCGTTTTTCGGAAACAACGCAAATCCAAGCGGTGTGTTAGAACATCCGGGAGTAATCAAAAATCCCGATAAATTAAGAGATGCATGGCACAGAGCCTATGGTGGCAGAAATGCACATAAAGTTGCTGTTCTGGAAGAAGGCGTAAAGTTTACGCCGATCTCAATTCCGAACAATGAGGCTCAGTTTCTGGAAACCCGTAAATTTCAGATCGAAGAAATTGCAAGAATGTACAGAGTGCCGCTCCATATGATCGGTGACTTAGACCATGCTACATTTTCCAATGTGGAACATCTCTCTTTGGATTTCGTGAAATACAGCCTTGACCCATGGATTGTTCGCTGGGAACAGGGACTACAAAAGGCATTGCTTTCCGATTCAGAGAAAGGCAAGTATTTCATCAAATTCAATGTGGACGGATTACTTCGTGGCGATTATGCATCAAGAATGCAGGGATATGCAACAGCAAGACAGAACGGCTGGATGTCCGCCAATGATATTCGTGAATTGGAAGATATGAATATGATTCCTGATGAAGAAGGAGGGAATCTGTACTTGTGTAACGGTTCGATGAGCCGCCTTTGTGATGCAGGAATTGCGTATGCAGATAAAAAGGAGGAATCAGAAAATGGATAAATTCTGGAACTTTATCAAAAATGAAGAGACAGAAGAAACCGAATTATACTTTGAAGGCCCCATTTCCACAGAAAGCTGGCTGGGTGATGAGATCACACCTGCCTTGTTCCGTGATGAACTGGCAAAGGTCAGCGGTGATCTGACTGTCTGGATCAACAGCCCCGGTGGGGATTGCATCTCAGCAAGTCAGATCTATACCATGCTGAAAAATCATAAAAGCAAAGTTACCGTAAAAATTGACGGCATTGCTGCCTCTGCTGCTTCCGTGGTAGCAATGGCAGGTGATGAAACATGGATCAGTCCCACCGGATATCTGATGATCCATAATCCTATGACTTGTGCTTCCGGAAATAAGGCAGATATGGAAAAAGCCATTGCCTTGCTGGACGAGATCAAGGAAGGCATCATCAACGCCTATGAGGAGAAAACACATCTCAGCAGAAGTAAAATTGCAAAGATGATGGACGAGGAAACATGGATCAATGCGAAAAAGGCAAAACAGCTTGGTTTTGTAGACGGAATTCTGTTTTCCAAAAAAGAAACAGAGGAAAAAGAACCTGACAAAGATGAACCGGAAGAAGAGCCTGATGAGAAGCAGAAACCGAAAAAAGCACCGGAATCTATGCTATATTCCACATCAGCGACCAATGCATCTTTGCTGCAGAAAATATCTGCAGCAACGCCAACAGGTGTACCGATCAATCAGCTTGAAAAAAGACTGGCACTTTTGAAATACTAAGGAGGATTTTATTATGACAATGACAATTCAGGAACTGAGAGAAAAGAGAAACAAGGCTTGGAACGAAGCAAGAAATTTTCTGGATTCCAAGCGTACTGAAAGCGGTGTCCTTTCTGAAGAGGATTCCGCTGCTTATGATGCAATGGAAAAGACCATTGTTGACCTTGGCAAGGAAATTCAGCGTCTGGAACGACAGGCTGAAATTGAGGCTGAGATGAACAAGGCAACTTCTGACCCTGTTCTCGGTAAGCCTGCAGCACCGACTGTTACTGAAAAGACAGGCACAGCCAGCGATGCCTATAAAACAGCATTCTGGAACAGCGTCAGAAACAGAAATTATATCGATGTCCGTAATGATTTACAGGTTGGCACAGATACAGAGGGCGGCTATCTTGTGCCAGACGAGTACGAAAAGAAGCTCATTTCTGCACTGGAAGAAGAAAACGTATTCCGTCCTCTTGCTACCAAAATCCAGACATCCAGCGGTGACAGAAAGATTCCTGTAATCACGCAGAAGGGTGAGGCATCGTGGATGGAGGAAGAAGAGGCATATTCTCTCTCCGACGATGCCTTTGGTCAGATCGCACTTTCCGCTTACAAGGTAGGTACAGCAATCAAGATCTCGGAAGAACTCCTCAACGACAGCGTTTTTGATCTGCCATCCTATATTGCAAAAGAATTTGCAAGAAGAATCGGTTCTAAGGAAGAAGAAGCGTTTCTGATTGGCGACGGTAAAGGTAAGCCGACCGGTATTTTTGCTTCTGTCGGCGGTGCGGAAGATGGTGCAACGACCTCTACTGCAAACATTTCTTTTGACGATATGATCGAACTTTTCTACTCTGTCAAGTCGCCTTACCGAAAGAAAGCAGTATGGGTGCTGAATGAACAGACAGTAAAGGTACTCCGCAAATTGAAGGACAACACAGGAAACTATATCTGGCAGCCCGCCGTCAGCAGCGGACTTCCTGATACCATTCTCAATCGTCCATATGTGACTTCTGTATATGCTCCTGTTTCTGCGGCAGGTGCAAAGCCGATCGCATTTGGTGACCTCTCCTATTATTGGATCGCCGACCGTCAGGGCAGAAGCCTGAAACGTTTGAATGAACTCTTTGCCATGAACGGACAGGTCGGTTTCCTTGCCTCTCAGCGTGTAGACGGCAAGCTCATTCTTCCGGAAGCCGTCAAGACACTTACCATCAAAAAGGCGTGATATTATGATCACGCTGAAAGAGGCAAAAAACTATCTCAGGGTAGATTACGAAGAAGATGATAAACTGATTCAGAATCTTCTTTTTACGGCAAAGAATCTGGTTATGGACGTTGGCAGAATGGACGAATCGGAACTTGCTGAAAATGAAGATACCGTGCGGACAGCAATGCTTTTCGCACTGGGGTATCTTTATGAAAACAGAAGTTCTCCGGATTATCAGAAACTGACCCTAAATCTTCGTTCAATTTTGTTTGCACAGAGAGAGGGTGTGATGTAATGGAAATTGGAAACCTGAATCAGAGAATCACAATACTTGAACATCGAACGGTTGTTGATGAGATCGGCAACCATACTACAAAATGGGAAGAAATATTCTCCCTATGGGCAAAGGTAACTGTAAAGACGGCAACGGAAACCACGGATGCAGGGATAACCAAAGAGGTGCAAAAACTGGAGTTTCTGGTTCGACAGAGTCCTGCATCGCTGAACATCAACAGCACCAATTTTCGCATTCTTTTCCGAAACAGCATCTACAACATCACAGGACTGATTCCGCTTTACGACCACAACAATTATCTGAAAATTGAAAGTGAAATCAGAAAGGCGGGTGTTTCTGATGACTTCCGTTGATAATCTTGCAGCCGAAATTATGAAGGGGCTGACAGAATATGCAGACCTTGCAGAAGAAGGCATGAAAAAGGCGGTGAAAAAGACTGCAAAATCTGTAAAAAACGAGATCTCCGCCAATGCTCCAAAGCGAACAGGTGCATATTCTAAAAGCTGGTCGGCAAAGAAAACCAAGGAAAACAGCCATTCTCTCGAAATGACTGTGCATTCTAAAAACAGGTATCAGCTGGCACATTTGTTGGAAAAGGGATATGCCAAGCGTGGCGGAGGTCGTGTATCTGGAAAACCGCATATTGCTCCTGCAGAAGAAAACGGTGTGCAGTTGTTAGAACATTTGATCGTGGAGGCGTTGTCATGACTTACGAACAAATCAATGAGATGATGCAGGAGATGGGGCTGCCTTTCGCCTACCATCATTTTGCCGAAGGCGAAAGTCCTGAACCGCCTTTTCTGCTGTTTTTATCCCCCGGAGAAAATACATTTTCGGCGGATAACTCCATGTATTTCAGCTTTAAAATGCTGGATATTGAACTCTATACAGATGTGAAGAATCCTGAACTGGAAAAGCAAGTTGAACAGGTTCTGAAACGTCACAAAATCTATTACACAAAATCAGAAGTATGGATAGAGTCAGAAAAACTCTACGAAGTGCTTTACGAAACGGAGGTATAACCTATGGCAACGAACAAGAAGAACAAGGTTAAATTCGGTTTGCAGAACGTCTACTGGGCAAAAATCAATGAATGGGGCGAAGACCCTGACGGCAACAAAACTGTTCCTGCATATGGTCCGTCAAAGCACCTCCCCGGTGCAGTGTCGCTTTCTATTGACGCAAATGGTGAGAGTGAAAATTTTTATGCGGATAACGGTGTTTACTATGTCATCAACAACAATGCAGGATATACAGGTGACCTGGAAATTGCCCTCATCACCACAGAATTTGCAACTGAAATTCTGGGTGAAATCCTTGATAACAACGGCGTTCTGGTGGAAAAGAACGACACAGAACTTGCCCAGTTTGCACTGATGTTTGAGTTCTTAGGCGATAAGCACCATATCCGTCATGTGATGTATTGCTGCAGTGCTTCCCGTCCTGCAACAGAATCTGCAACAACGGAGGAAAGCACGGAAGTCAAGACGGAAAAGCTGTCGCTGAAAGCTACCCCTTTGCCGACAGGTCTTGTAAAGTCCAAGACAACGGAAAGCACCACAGAAGCGGTTTACAACAACTGGTTCAAGATGCCGTATAATCCTGATACGGTCGTGAAATCTTCCGCCAAAACATCTTAAGGAGGTACAGCATGGCTATTAAAAAGAATATTACAATCGATGGTATTGAAGTTCCTTTCAAGGCAAGTGCGGCAGTTCCAAGGCTGTATCGTCTGAAATTCAGACGTGATATTTACAAGGACTTTTCAGCCCTGAAAACGGAGGTCACCGAGGGCGATGAAAGCAAAAGTGAGATTGACATTGAAAGCCTTGAAGTGTTTGAAAATATCGCATACATTATGGCAAAACACGCTGATCCGGAGAATGTTCCTGATAACCCTGACGACTTTCTGGAACAGTTCAACACATTCAGCATCTATGAGATTCTTCCGCAGCTGATCGAATTGTGGGGACTGAACACAGCGACACAGGTTGCGTCTAAAAAAAACATCGCCAAACTGACCGCCCGATGACCACTCCTTTATTTCTCCTGAGATGCAAACAGCTCGGTCTTTCGATGACCGAGCTGGATCTGCTGACGATAGGACTTATCAATGATATGTTTACCGAACGGGAAAATGATGATTATACAGGGTGGAATGAGGTTGCCGGACAGGCGGATTTTGATGCGTTTTAAGTCTTTACTTTTTTGACAAAATATGATATAATATGCTGTGTACAAAACTATGGCAATAAGGAGTGAAATTCTATAGCTACATATCATATTATTATCAATAAAAAAGTTGAAAAATGCTTTAGTGAAAAAGAAATTACTTGTGCAACAGGTCAAGGACAACCTCGCCCTTTTTCGTTTAAGATTCAAAAAAATGCAATAGAAATTGTGTATGAAATGTCTAAGACGAAATCATTAGAGTATACAATAGAGAAATCTGTTGTTTTTCGTGAAGCACTTACAAAAGCTTATTTATATCATGCACTTTTATTAAATTCTGCACTTATAATAAATCAAATTACAATTCAAATTAATAAAAAAGAACACCAACCACTTAATAAAGAAAAAAATAACAATTTTCCATTCGTCTTTTCTTTACTTACAGAAGATAACTTACATTTGACAGAGGCGTTCAAAGTTCTTCCAGATTATATTATTGTTAATAGTATAAAGCACAATCAAAAAGAACTTCGGTTTGTATCATTAGCCTCATATTTGGTTGCTAAGAGTAAAACATATCAAATTGAGAGATTTAATTCATTATGGACTTCTATGAATGCTTTATATAATTATGTTGCGTTGTGCTATGAAAATCGAATTGTAAAAGATTGTAGGGAAATAACTCGCAATGATATTAGTTCCAATTTACGTATGTATGGGAAAGATACTAATGGTATAAGTGCCTTGATGTATCATATTAAAAATAATTGCCGTAAACCATCACGCAGCGATGAAAGTAATATAAAATCAAGTAATAAAGAGGCTTTCCAACAATTAGCATCATTGTTTCAGAGGCTTTCTGAAGATGAAGTATCTGAATTATGTGAACTTTGTTTATCCGATTTACAAGCTGACGGTATTGTTCATAGGTTGCCACCTAAATATAAGGCATTGGATGATGTATCTAAGCTATATAATTTTCCTTCATATGTATTTGTCATACTTCAATATGCTTACTCTCTTCGTTGTGAATTGTTTCATGGTAATAAAGCAGCTCCTATTTTTAGTTTTTACAATGACCGAAGTATTGGAGAACTAAAAGTTGTCAACTATTTCTTAGATTCTTACTTGAGCAATGAAATACCTCTTTTGTTTACTACTAATTATTACGACTCAATGCATAATGATGTTGTTGCTTTAATGAACATTATTGCAGCAACAAATAGCAATCCAAATCCATATACTACTTTTATAAAAAACAACAGCTAATATACACTAGGCACTTGCTGACAAGCAGGTGCTTTTTTATGCCCTTTTGCAGGAGGTGAAACCACAGTGGCAAACAGAATCAAGGGCATCACCGTTGAGATTGGCGGTGATACGACCAAGCTGTCCAAGGCTCTGGAAAGTGTCAATAAGAACATCAAAAACACTCAAATACAGCTAAAAGACGTAGAAAAACTCCTGAAGCTTGACCCGAAAAATACAGAATTACTCTCACAAAAACAGAAACTTCTTGCTGACAGTATTTCTGCCACAAAGGATAAACTTGCGACGCTGAAAACTGCCGCAGAACAGGCAAACACAGCTCTTGCAAATGGCGACATCTCACAACAGCAGTATGATGCCTTACAGCGTGAGATTGTCGAAACAGAAAACGAACTGAAAAGACTTGAAGCAGAAGCCAAAAATGCAAATTCTGAACTTGCTAAAATCGGTGAGGCAGGACAAGTTCTCCAAAATGCAGGCGATAAAATTTCAGGTGCAGGAGAAAAACTTCTGCCTGTTACCGCAGGGGTGACGGCTCTCGGAACCGCTGCTGTGAAAACCGCCTCCGACTTTGATTCTGCGATGTCAAAGGTTGCCGCTGTATCCGGTGCAACAGGTGATGATTTGCAGGCTTTGCGTGATAAAGCACGTGAAATGGGCAGCAAAACAAAATTTTCAGCAAGTGAAGCTGCCGAAGCGATGAACTATATGGCAATGGCAGGCTGGAAAACAAATGATATGCTGTCTGGTATTGACGGCATTATGAACCTTGCAGCAGCATCAGGCGAAGATCTTGCTACAACATCAGATATTGTTACAGATGCACTTACAGCATTCGGTCTGACAGCACAGGATAGCGGTCATTTTGCTGATGTGCTTGCGGCTGCAAGTTCTAACGCAAATACAAATGTATCTATGCTTGGTGAATCGTTCAAATACTGTGCTCCTATCGCAGGTGCATTGGGGTTTTCATGCGAAGATACAGCCGAGGCACTTGGCTTAATGGCAAATGCAGGTATCAAGTCTACACAGTCCGGCACTTCCATGCGTTCCATTATGACAGCACTTTCAAGCGACGTGAAGTTCTGTTCATCTGCTTTTGGAGAAATGGAAATTGCAACTACCAATTCAGACGGCTCTATGCGTAGCCTTTCTGACATTTTGGCTGACTGCCGTGTGGCATTCGATCAGATGTCAGAATCCGAAAAAGCAAGTGCTGCACAGTCGCTTGTAGGTAAAAATGCAATGTCAGGCTTTCTTGCTCTGATGAATGCTGCTCCTGCGGATATTGATAAATTATCAGGTGCAATTGCGAACTGTGACGGTACTTCCCTACAAATGGCGGAAACCATGCAGGACAATCTTGCAGGACAGCTTACCATTTTGAAATCACAGCTTGAAGAACTGGCTATCTCTTTTGGAGAAATTCTGATGCCTGTTATTCGTGACATCATCACCAAAATACAGGGATTTGTAGACAAATTGAATGCTCTTGACCCAGCAACAAAACAGACCATTATCAAAATTGGATTGATGGCTGCGGCTTTAGGTCCTCTTTTGATTGTTGTGGGCAAAACGATTTCTTCTATTGGAAGTATGATGACATTCATTTCAAAAATTCCAACAATGATCGCAGGTGCTAAGACTGCATTTTCAACGCTTGGGGCAGCGATTGGCGGTATTTCTGCTCCTGTGGTGGCTGTCGTTGCGATTATTGCAACGCTTGTCGCCGCTTTTGTGCATTTGTGGAACACCAATGAGGACTTCAAAAACAGCATTCTTTCCATTTGGGAACAGATAAAGTCTACCTTTGAACGTCTGACATCCGGAATCGTTGACAGAGTGAATGCATTGGGCTTTAACTTTCAGAGTTTCGGCGATATGCTGAAATCTCTGTGGAACGGTTTGTGCAGTGTGCTTGCCCCTGTATTTGAGGGTGTATTTCAGCATATTTCGGATATTTTCACCTTTGTGACAGATACCATTCTGAGCGTGCTTGATGTATTTATCGGCTTATTTTCGGGAAACTGGGAACAGTGCTGGAACGGTATCAAGGGCATTTTTACAGGTATCTGGGACTTTGTAGTCAACCAGTTCAGCAATATTCTGAACACGCTGAGAGGTGTGGCAGATGTATTTCTCGGTTGGTTTGGAACATCATGGAATGAAGTCTGGACGAGTATAAAAGACTTCTTTGTTGAAATCTGGGACAGCATTTGTTCCGCTTTTCAGGCAGTTGCTGACTTTTTCACAAACATCTGGAATGCGATTTCTACATTCTTTACCACAATAGCAACTGCAATCTATACCACAGCAGTCACGATTTTTACCTCTGTGTACGACTTCTTCGCAGGAATCCTGACCAGCATTCACGACTTTTTTGCCAACATTTTCAATGCAATATGGACGGTTATTTCAACTGTCTGTATCACTATTTACGACACGATTTCAAGTATCTGGAATGCAATTTACAGCTTTATTTCTCCGCTTTTGGAAGCGTTTAAATATCTGTTTGAAACCATTTTTCAGGCAATCCATATCATTATCAGCAATGTGATGGATTGGATCTCAGAAAAAATACAGACCGTATGGAATGCGATTGTTGCATTTCTCACCCCTTTGCTTGAGGGTATTAAAACATTCTTTGAAACGATATGGAATGCTATTTGTACAGCAATTTCAACGACATTAAGCACTATTTCAAACATCATTACATCGGTCTGGAATGCAATTTCAAGTTTCATTTCAAGCATAATGAACACCATAAGTTCTGTCATTTCAAGTGTATGGAATACGATCAGCGGTGCTGTTTCAAGTGTGGTAAATGCTATCCGAAACACAGTATCTTCCGTCTGGAACAGCATTTCTTCCACAATTTCATCGGTAATGAATACCATTCATTCGACTGTGACAAGTATCTGGAATAATGTGAAATCTTCAATTGGTTCTATCATCAGTGGTATTTATACCACGATCAAGGGCGGTTTTGATAATGCTGTCAATTACGTCAAAGGTCTTGCATCAGATGCCTGGAACTGGGGCAGAGATATCGTTTCCAACATCATTGACGGCTTGCGAAGTATGATCGGCAGTCTTGCCGACAGCGTTTCCGGAATTGCCGATACGATTCGCAGTTATCTGCACTTTTCTGTTCCTGATGTAGGTCCGCTGACAGACTTTGAAAGCTGGATGCCTGACTTCATGAACGGCTTGGCGGACGGTATCAACAAAAGCCAAAAGGTTGTAGCAAAGGCAGTTTCAGGTGTTGCGGATACAATGAGAGTAACGCTCAATTCTGATCTCAACTACAACCTTGACGGTATGACAGGTGCGATAATGAACGGCAGTTCTGAAAGTTCCGTTGTCAATAATTACTACAATAACGACAACAGCCGCACAGTGAATCAGACCAACAATAGCCCGAAATCACTGTCACGGCTGGAGATTTATAGACTTACGAAGAATGCGGTGAAACAGTAATGGGGCGGAGTTTCTGCCCTGCAAACTGGAATTTGACGCTCTATTAATGCTATTAAACCCAATCAATAGCATTCTTTACAAGTTTGACAAATGGTTCAC